TGGACAAAGTAAGATGGACCGATGATGAACAAAAAGTGGAGTTTATTCCAGTATTCATCATCGGTTTTGAAGAAGAGTTTGAACGCGGCGTAATACTAACGACGCCTGCGTATAAGATATTAACCGACGCCGAACCTGAGTTTGCGCTCTACGCCATTGACGCGGCGGTAGATATGCTGATGCAGAGACGGGACCAAATCGAAAAGAGGGAGTTGCACTGATGAAGTTTAAGACACTGTATGAGATTGGGTTCACCGATCTCGTGTCCGTTATCCCGCCGAATGCTGAGTTGTCAGCCATGTCTAAAATCCAAGCGGATCAGGCAGGCAAAGCACCCGGTCGGCAGAATGCGCAGGGCACATGGGGCGGCTATGCTTGGCAGGACTATGTGCCGACGCCTAATGATGTTGAGCGGTGGGACCGCAGCCATGCTAATATCGGCTTGAAGGCAAGCAAATATCCTGCGGTTGACATTGATGTTGTCAACGAGGGGCTGGCTAGGGTCATTGGCGATATGGCGGTGAAGGCATTGGGCAAAGCCCCGATGCGTATCGGTCGTTTCCCCAAGCGCCTGTTCATGTATCGCACCGATGAGAAGATTGGTCGGATGCAGGTGCGGTTCCGCGATGGTCGCGGGGTCGAGCAGCTTGTAGAATTTCTAGGGGACGGGCAGCAATACGTCATCGCCGGTATCCACCCTATCACTAAGGAGCCTTACAGTCTTGATGTGGACTTGGAGACACGTGGCCCGGCTGGGCTGAAGAAGGTAACGCGGGAAAAGATTGAGCGGTTCTTTGCTGATTTGACGGAGACGTTGGAGATGATGGGCTGCCAGATTATCCACGCGGATAAGACGGCGCAGAAGGCAGTCGAGCGGCAGTCCGTCGATCAGGCTTCGCTTACTGCGCCAAGTGTTGTTCATGTGGCTGCTGCGGTGACTGCCATCCCGAACAAGACCGAGCACTTCCCCGACCGCGATGACTATATCCGCATGGGTTACGCCATCAAGGCAGCGTGTGGCCCTGACAATGAGGCGGATGCGTTCGAGATATTCGCAGGCTGGGCCGAGCGTTGGGAAGACGGCGTTAACTCGCTCGATACTATCGAAGCGGACTTCGGTCGTATGCACCCGCCCTATGAGTTGGGTTGGGACTGGCTGGCCGGTAAGGCTGCGACCTTTGGCTACAAGCGCGAGGTCGATGAGTTCGATGTGGCGGACTTTAGCGACGACGACTTCGGCATGGTGGCCTCGGCTGGCGAAACGCCCATTGAGTATAGCGACATAGCTCTCGCGCAGCGCGTTGCTCGGCTACACGTTTCGGATATCCGATACGTTGTGGGCGGCATGGGCTGGGTCGCATGGGACGGGAACAAGTGGGCCAAGGACGTGGCGAACAAGCACATGTCCATCGTCCGCAAGGTCTGCGCGCAAGCGTCGGCGGAAGCCTTGGACAAGATCGACAGCCCGCAAAAGGCGGAGCGAATCGCGCAGCGTGTGGCGTCGTATAATGTGATTGCAAACGTGGCGAAGCTGGCGGCAGTCGAGCCGTCGATGCAGGCCACCACCGAGCAGCTAGACGCGGACATCTATATCCTCAACACCCGGTCGGGCATGGTGGACCTGAAGACGGGGGTCTTGTTTGCGCACGACCGTTCTCGCATGTGCACAAAATGCACATCGGTCGAGGCGGACTTCAGCAAGCCAGCCCCGCAGTGGCAAGCGTTTCTCAATGAGGCGTGCAACGGTGATGCTGAGATGATCTCTTATCTTCAAAGGTTGGCTGGCTATTCCGCGACGGGTAGCACCAAAGAGCATGTCCTCGCCTTCGCCCACGGGTCCGGCGGTAATGGCAAAGGGACGTTCCTCGGAGCGATAGGCAATATCCTTGGCGATTATGCCACCGTGGCCAGTGCGGACGTGTTCCTCGCGTCGAACAATCAGCGTCACCCTACAGAGTTGGCGTCGCTGATGGGCGCTCGGCTCGTTCACGCGCAGGAGATTGACCCGTCGCGTAAGTGGGACGAGGCCAAGGTCAAGGCGCTGACTGGCGGGGACAAGATCAGTGCGCGCTTCATGCGGCAGGATTTGTTTGAGTTCAACCCGCAGTTCACGTTGATTATCGCGGGCAATACGAAGCCAGAGATAACTAATGTGGACGATGCTATGCGTCGGCGTATGCACCTCATCCCGTTCGAGACCAAGCCAGTCCGCAAGGACATGGACTTGCCGGACAAGCTAAAGGAAGAATACCCAGCCATCTTGGCGTGGGTTATCGAAGGCGCGAAGTCTTGGCTTGAGCAGGGATTGAACCCACCGCAGGCAGTAATCCAAGCTACTGATGAATATCTCGCAGGAGAGGACGCATTGGCCCGCTGGATCAGTGAACGCTGCGTGGCCGGGGCTGACCATGAGATGACTACCAATGAGGCGTTCAATGACTTCCGCGACTGGTGCAAGGAGAACAACGAGGGCAAGGGGCGTGACTGGTCGCAGCGTAAGTTCAACGGAGAGATGAAGACGCATGGCTATGACCCCACAAGGGATCGGGCGACACGAACGAAGCGTGTGTTCCGTGGCCTTGAGCTTCTCATAGGCGATGAAGACTATATGGTTATCAACGCCATGATCGACGAGCAGTCGGACGATTTCTTCGGCGTTCAGATTAACTTCAAAGCAGGCGAAGGGGATGAATAATGTATGGGAATGATTTTATGCGATATAAGGAAGTGAGAGATGCGCTGAATAATGAGACCGTCGATGTGGTCAATAGCCCACCGCACTATAAGACCGGAGGCATCGAGGCCATCGAAGCCATTAAGGCTGCGGTTACGACTGCCCCACCAGTGCAAGCGGTATTCGTTGCGAACATACTTAAATATGTGTGGCGGTATCGTGAAAAGAATGGTAAGCAAGACCTCCTGAAAGCTCGTTGGTATCTCGACGAGCTAATAAAAGAGGTCGCAAAACATGACAAGACTAGTTGATATATCGGGTAGTAAATACGGGGACTTGCTTGTAGTTGAGCGAGTTCCCCGACAACCTGACGATAAGCACACTAAATGGCAGTGCCAGTGTGATTGCGGTAACACGACCGTAGTCACTTACATAAATCTTAAATCTGGAAACACGACTTCTTGTGGCTGTAAACATAGGCCGCATGGAGAAACGAACTCACCAACCCATCGCTGCTGGTCATCCATGATGCGACGGTGCGTATGGAAATCCGACTCCAAATATAACCAAGTCGTGCCAGTCGCTGACGAATGGCGTGACTTTAAGACTTTCTTTAAGGATATGGGGGAGCGTCCATCACTTGGCCACTCACTCGACCGCATAGATAACTCAAAGGGATATGAACCCGGCAACGTAAGGTGGGCCACATCTGTCGAACAAAATTCTAATCGGCGGGATAATGTGTGGATCGAGACGCGTGGGGAGCGGCGAACAATCGCGGGATGGGCACGGTATTTTAAGGTTACACCTCGCGCTGTTCGGGAATACTATCGGCGGCATGGAACGCTCGACACCTACAGGCTCATCGCTGCGCAGGAAAAAGTGAGCAGCCGAGATTGAAATGCGCACCTAAATGTTGGCGCAGTAAAATTGAGGGGGCATAGCGCCCCCTCTTTTTTATAGTGCGTTGAAACTGACTGGCCATGCGTTGGCCGGTTGGTCACTCTTTCTTATGGTGTATTTCGAACCGCCATACCGAATACGGGCAGTGCGTTCGCATTCATATCTTCCGACGGACTTCCCTGTCTTTAGGTTGATGACTTCGTAACTCATAATATTCTCCTTCTTTTAGAAACGGTCGGAGGGTTGGCCCTCTCGATCCGCGTTTGCAGTATAGGCACACTGTTCCGGTGTGTCAAGTATTAATTTTATGGCCGCTTCGGACCTAATGTGGCTTTTGACAAATCCGTGCACGGTTTGAGATGGTTCGGGCCGGGTTGGTGCACGGTTTAGGGCCAGATAAAATGGCTGAAATCTAAGGATGTGCCGGAAGTGCACGGTTTAAAAAAGTTAATCCGCTCTCACGTAAGTAACAGTGTTAGAAGTGTCATATTACACTGTTACTTATTTATGGGTACTAATGGGCCGACAAACCGTGCACTCCGTGCACATTGGCGGAAATGCGTGGGTAAACCCGGCCCTAAACCCGGCCCGAACCGTGCACGGAGATATGCAAACCGTGCACGGATGGCAGTTTTCCGTTAATCGTCGTCAAAAACACCCGGCAAGTCGTCCGCATCGAGGTTATGAGAGCCGACTTGTTTGGGTGGCGTGATGTCGATGGTGATTTCTTGCTCTATGGCTTCATGTGGATTTGATGACGCCAAGTTTAGCTGGCGCAGTGCATCAAGATGAAGTTGGTTTACGTTGACTTGGACCGCTGCGGTCGGCTTGGCTTGGAACTTCTCTGGTGCGGCAACCCCCGCCAGCCATTTACGCGTT